GATATGACAACAGTATCTGCTAACGTTTCAGGTCTTGTCCATGATGTTCCATACTTCTTTTCTGCACATATAGTTTCAAATGTTTATACGTATTACACGATCGGTGTTAGATCTTATCCACAAGAATTGTCATCTCCTGTGTTCGCTGGAGATATTTTAAAGTCTTATGGACCACCTCAAAATCCTACGTTGGGACAAGTTTATTTTGACGATATACAAAAACTAGTATTCATTTGGGATGGCAGTACTTGGGGAACAACGTCCCCAAATAATGTGATAACTGGATCATTTGACCCAGCACCTCCTTTCTTAGGTTTACCTACTGGTTATCCAAAGTTTGGTGACTTTTTCTACAATACAACACAAAAAGTTTTAAAGGGATGGGATGGTGGATCTTGGAAATCAGTTGAATCAGATCAAGGTGTCCCAACATACCAGAAACAAGATGTCGGCACTGATCTCACTTATTCAGCTAGAGCTAACTTAATTGACATTTTAAAGAAGCAGTTGGGTTATCCTGTTGTTTGTGTTGAACTTATTGAAGATCACTTTAACGTTGCAATTGATAACGCTCTTCAAGAGCTTAGACGTCGTGTAGATTCTGCATATTTCAAACAATACTTCTTTGTACAGATACAACGATTTCAAGACACTTATTATCTTAATGATCCAGTATCTGGGACAGATAAGATTGTTGACGTGTTAAAAATTCATCGATTGAACTTGTTAGGTTTAGTTAATTTCTCACCTGATAATGTCTATGCACAACAGTTCTTGAATCAGTTTTATGCTCCAGGGGTAGGATATGACTTGGTAGCAATTCATTTAGTGAACTCAATGTCTGAAATGTACTCACAGATCTTTGCAGGTGAGATTGGATTTAATTGGCGTGAAGCATCAAGAGAGCTGCGAATCTATAAGAAGATGTCAGCTCCAGAAAGAGTCTTAATTGAAACGTCTTGTGAAAAGACTGAACAAGAGCTGTTGGTTGATCGTTGGGCACAACAATGGATTCAAGCTTGGGCAGAATCTGAAGCCCTATTAATTCTTGCTCACATCCGCGGTAAATTTACATCTCTTGCTGGTCCAGGGGGTGGTTTGCAGTTAAATGCTGACAGTTTGATATCTCAGGCTCAACAGATTCAAGAAGATTGTTTAAGACAAGTAAGAGATATGGAAGTGGGTCAAAATGGACCTGACAACTTCTTTATGCCGTTTACAATTGGTTAAATAAGATATGGCAAATCCTCCTAAAAACATCAATGATTGTCGTGTAGGTGATTCTTCACAACCACCTAACCCTATGTTTGCGTTTAACGGCGTCTTGACAAACAAAAACGTACAAAATAACACGTACGTCCCTCCAGAATATTGTCGTGGAACTCTTGATTACTCGACCTCAACTTGTGCTGAGATTGAGTCTAATTACATTGCTGGATTGATGGCTGAAACTCTACAGTATGCTGGGGGTGCTGTCAATATCTTCCCACTGTTGGGGGTGCACAACCAAGGATCAACACTAGATCAACCTGGAGCTGGTTATCCGTTAAGCTCAGGAACTCCCTCAGGATATAATGCTCTTGACGGTTTTAATGTCAATCCAGAAAGCTGGAGATCGATCCAAACGGGCACAGCAGTAACGTCAACTCCAGCTTTTTTGGGATATGACTTTGGAACAAAGAAGGCATGGGATAAGATCGGGGTTCCACAAGAACGCTATCAACCTGGGGCTCCAGTACGACATAATATTGCTACCGTAAAAATTAAACAAGGCAGTGATCCTACGACTAGAGCATTACAGGTCAGGATAGAAGCTTCTGATGACGGAGATACGTGGCATCGTATTGACGTTGCAAATCTTCCAAACACAGATCAATTAGTTACGATCGGAGTTAGATCTACTGCAGCTTATAACAAGTGGAGAGTGGTTCCTACCTTCTTTGCTGGGGTAACGTCAAATTCTCCTTGGGAAGTTGTTGAGCTTCACTTCTTAGAATCAACTCAGCTATCTCTAGATAATATTGAAGATTTTGTCTTATTAGAAAATCGTGATCGAGCTTACTGTAGATCTTCAATCATGCTTAAGTGCACTTATGATCTTCTTGACGTTCAATCAGAACTTGCAAGGTTTGGAATTTCATTACCTCAAACGTATATCTTCACCTGTAGCTTTGCTGACATGGTTCTATTACTCGGTCGTCCTGTAGTAGTAGGTGACATTGTTGAGCTCCCAGGTGAAGTTCAGTATGATACAAACTTAAAACCTATACGAAAGTGGCTTGAAGTAAACGACACTGGTTGGAGCACTGAGGGTTACACTCAAAACTGGAAACCCAACCTCTTTAGATTCTATGCTCAACCGATACTACCTTCAGTTGAACATAAGGATCTCCTGGGTGTTCCTGGACAGGTTAATGCAGAACAATCTGACTCAGACTTCTTACTGTCAGATCTCTTGCAAAACCAACAAGCATATGAATCTACTGAAGCGATCACTCAGATCTCTGCTGATCTTGTACCTCAGACGGGTGAAGACCCACAAGACATTCAGTCAGGTAAACCCTTGATCGGTCCAGCTGGTAATTATGACGGTAAAGATCTATACGCTCAAGATGCGATTCCACCTAACGGTGAGCCGTTTACGATCGGTGATGCTTTACCTGATCCTAAGACAATTCTTGATGGACACTATCACCGTCAAACGTACACGAACATTGTTGCATCTCTTCGTCCTCCTGAACGTCTGTTACGCTGGTTTGCTAACTTACAGCGTTGGAAAGTGATTGAAGTTAATACTCGAAGCGCCCCTGAATCACATAAGAAAACGATGGCTGCAATCTTGTCATCGTCTACTAAAACTTCACTTGATAGTAAACTATAAAGAACCCACAAGATGATTAGACATTATTGGTACGATCAACAGATTAAAAAGTATATCATTGGATTTGCAAACATCTTTACAGGGTTGCAAGTTACTACAGGTAAAGATGCTAGCGGAAATATCATCACCCTTGACGTTCCGATCAGGTATGGCTCTACAGATCGAGTAGTTGCAGCGCTGGCTTCATCAAACACCCAAAATAAGCTACATACTGTACCGATGATGTCATGTTACATGACCGCGTTAGAACTTGCACCTGAACGAATGCACGGTGTAAATCAAACTGATCGTCGAACTTATCTAGAGCAGGGTGGAGTATTTCCAGATGATGTAAAGATGATTCGTCGAGTGATGCCGATTCCTTACAATATGATCATGGATCTTGCGATCATCGCGTCAAATACTGATCAACTTTATCAAATCTTAGAACAGATCTTGATCTTATTTGACTATGATTTGCAGTTACAGTTCAATGATTCTGCTTTTGATTGGACAAAGATCTCAAAGCTAACATTAACCTCACTCAACAATGAAGAAAATTATCCATTGAGCGGAGATCGTCGTGAGATCATGTGGACTTTAAGTTTTGATTTACCTGTTTGGTTGTCACCACCAGCTGAAATCAGAACTGACTTGATCAAGATGATTAGCATTAGAATCGGTGACATTGACGGTCTGTCTCTTGATGAAATTGATCAGAACGGAGATCTTGTACCGTTTATGAACCCTTACTCTGAAATGATAATTACTTCTGATGTTGCAGTGACTCCAGTAGATCCGAATCTTGTATCAAGTAGGGTAACTGCAGTGGGTATTGAAATCACGCCTGGAGACCCTGTCTCACCTACACCAAGTGGGACTCCAACGAACTTAACACAGTTACCTTAAATTTTGAAGATTTTGATAAATAAAATAAATTAGAACTTTATAGGAACCTTAGGAGAATTTTATGGCAACACTTTCACAAGTAGGTATTGCTGGGATCGGCAACGGTATTTTGCATCCAAAGCATAAAAATAGATGGCGTGCTTTATTTAGCGGCCTAGGTGGAGTTTTAGGATCTCATGCAGGGGTTCCAAACGATCTATCACTTCAAGTTATCACTGCAACTCGTCCTAGCATGTCTTATGAAGAAGTCCAACTTGATCGTTACAACTCAAGAGTTTATGTGGCCGGTAAACATACATTTGAACCTTGCACATTGACAATTGAAGATGACGTTACTAACCGCGCATCACATGCAATTCAAACACAACTTGAAAGACAACAACGCTTGATCGGTGCTACTGGTCCTTGGCTGAATACAGAAGCTACTGCTTTTACATATAAGTTTGGAATGACGCTTGAGATGCTTGATGGTAATGAAGCTGTAGTTGAATCTTGGAAGTATGAAGGGTGCTTCTTACAATCAGTTGATTGGGGTGATTTAGATTATTCAACCGGTGAAAAAATGACTATTAACCTGACGATGCGTTATGATCATGCGCGTCAGATCTTGATTCCAGCTGTTACTGGTTCAGCAATCGGTGGTTTGATCAACGGTTAATTACAGACTATCCGCTTAACGTGAATTCACGTTAAGCGGATTTATTTTGTCTAAAATTTATAAATAATTATAATCAACTGATTAGAGAAAATAACCCATGAATCAAGATCAATTAGATCAGCTTTTATTATCAACTAAATCTGCTAATAGTAAATTTACATTGATAGGTCAAGCCTTGAAGCGTGGTGAACTAAGTTGGTTAGAAAGTCTTTATTCAGACATCTCAATACAAGAAAAAGTATTTCTTTACATTAATAAATTAGATTCTCCTAAAAAGTGTGATATCTGTGGTAATAAAACACGTTTTTTAGGCTATTCAAGAGGATATCGTGAAACTTGTAGTGTAAGCTGTGCTAGAAAAAAATCTTACTTAGAAAATGGAAAGGAGATCTATGCTAAAGCAGTGAACACTTTAACTGAGCGTTATGGAGTATCTTCACAATTTCAACTTAAATCTGCGATTGAAAATCGAAAGCTTGCTGACGAAAAAAGAAAAGGAAAAAAGCTTTCAGATGAACATAAAAAATTGATCAAAGAGGGAATGATTAAACGGTATGGAGTTGAAAATCCTTCACAAGCTCCTGAAATTCGTGAAAAGATAAATCAAACTATGAATGAGAGATATGGTGGTTACTATATAGCTTCTACTGATCTCAGAGAATTAAAGCATGATAAGTGGATTGAGCGAAAGCTATCTCTGTTAGAGTCTGTATACAAAACAAAACTATTAGAACCATATACTAGTTCAAAGTTGAAACATCAAGCTAAATGTATAGTATGTTCTACAAACTTTGAAATAAATTTATCAAACGGACAGGTTAGCAAGTGTCCAAAGTGTTTTTTCATTCCAGCAAATAAATCTTTAAAAGAGCAAGAACTAAGTGAATTTGTACAAAGCTTTGGGTTTACTGTTCTTACAAACGTTAAGTCAAAAGATCTAATTTATCCTTTAAGTCTTGACATTTGGATTCCTGAGTTACAGATGGCGATTGAATTCAACGGTGATTATTGGCATAGTGATAAATTCAAGGATAAATCATACCATCTAACTAAGCTTAGTGCGTGTGAAGCTAAAAATATTCAGTTGATTCAGGTTCTTGAGCATGAATTTGATCAAAAGAAAGATTTAGTTTATTCTAGAATTTCAAGTATTTTGGGAAAAAATCAAAAGATCGGTGCTAGAAAGTGTACTATTGTTAAGTTATCTGTTAAAGAAGAACGAGAGTTCTTAATTGAAAACCACTTACAAGGATATATTCCATCATCTTATAAGTTTGGGTTAAAAGTTGGTGAACGATTGACAATGGTAATGACGCTTGGGAGACCTAGATTTAATAAAACTGCAGATCTGGAACTCTTAAGAGTTGCTACATTAAAAGGTGTTACAGTAGTAGGTGGTGCAAAAAAACTATTTAATCATGTTCTAAAGAACCTTGAATTCAATGAAATTATTTCTTATCGAGATCGTAGGTGGGGTAAAAGTTCATTCTATGAACAATTAGGATTTGAGCTACAGCATATATCATCTCCGAGTTACTTTTATGTTAAAAAAGATATGGTGATCCAACGGTATGCAGCGCAAAAGAAAAATCTAAAAAAGATCTTAGGTGATA